AGACAGATAGCAGATTCAGCAGGCCAAGGAGAAGTCACAAAGATGTTCATTTAAAGAACTGCATAAGATACGCTACACCCCAGTGTAGTTTATCAGCAGGGATGTCGTCAATGTTTTCTTTCAAAATCTTTGCACCATTCATAATTCGTTCAAGACCAACAGCAACAGCAGTTGCCTCAGAAATCCTCATAAACTCTGCAAAGTCCTCGTCACTTCCATTCTTCACGCCACTGATGTAATAGTTTCGTGCTTCACGGAGAAGTTCTTGTGTCTCAGGTTCAAATGTAATGGTCTCATCCTTCAGAGGAATCGCCAAATTTTTCATACAAGACATACTGAACTTCATTGCCTTGCGGGTTTCCTCAATAGGCAGTGCCCATTCTTCATTGTCTCGGAAGGCATGTTGGATTACACCATTGGTACATTCCATCACACGAAGAACGGCAATCTTATCCTTCTCGGTGTCAGGTAGATTGCCGTAGATTTCTTTCCAATCTTTCATGATAATAGTTTACTAAAGCTAATTGCTAAGAGAAATCCTAGCATGATTACAATGTCCCATGATTTTGTTTTCACAAAAAATGGAATTGAGATTGTGTCTGCAATCACGTTCATAATAACCCCAGCGGTCAAATTAACGTGCAATACAACAAAATAGGCAGCAATAACCATAATGCTGCCTATCACTCTCATTACAGTGAATGTTTTCATCCAAAAGAAGAATCAGGTTCGAGTGCAATGTAATAAGTCAATTTGTGATCTTTGCTCTGGAAGCGTGAAAGAAGTTGCTTGGAAATAACAACTTCATAAGAACCAGGAAGAATCTTCATGTTTTCAACTTTGAAGTTGAATGTAAAGTTTTCTTCGGATTCACCAACCACAACAGAGAAATCATTGGATGTATCGTTTCTCTTATCACGAGCAACCAGTTTTACAACACCTGCCTCACCAACGACAGAAAGGTCAGGGAGTTGAAGAACTGCTGCTGCTTTAAGAACTTTTGCAAGTTGTTCAGTAGAAAGAACAAAGCAAACATCTTGAGAAGGAAGAGTGATTGATTTCTCGGGAGGAGTTACAATCACATTTGCATCAGCAAAGAAATACTTTGAGCGTGACTTACCTTCTTTAATCAAAACATACTCATCAGTCTTGAAATCAAGTTCAGGATTCTGATGAAGGTCAATGTTTTGCAGAAACTGATTCAGATCATAAATTCCAAAATCCTTTGGGAAATATTCTTCAACTTCTGCTTCTGCAAGAATGTTCTTCATCACAGAAATAGTCCGAAGAGACTTTCCTTCCTTAAACAAAATAGATTGGTTAATAGCAGAAAAGTTCTTCAGAACAGAGAGAGTTTTATCAGACAGTTTCATGTTCATTGATTATAAGTTTCACGTTTTGCATTCTTGTTTCGGAAGAACTTCAGAAGAACAGAGTAGTGCTGAATCTTCATGATGTCTCTATCGGCAGTTCCTTTCTTATCATACCGAGAAGTATACTTAAGAATGTTATCTCGACAGAATGCTTCACCATCTTGATGTGCCGCTTCGATGAAGTCCAAGGTCTGGATATTTTCATCATTAGCAGCATAGTGTTGCTTGTATGTACCACGAATGTACTCAAGGAGTTCTTTTACAATCTCCTCTTCATTATACTTCCAGGGAATAGCAGGAGAATCTGCAATCAAACTATCAGAAACTACGTTCTCATCGCCCAGAGTTATCCTAAAATCGTGTTGCCCAAAATCAATCACATCATCATCATAAGAACTAAAGATTGAAAGATTATCATTAAAACTGTTCATTTCATCAGAAAGCATAGACCAAGAATTAATCATAAGTTATTTTATCAGGAAAAGTTGTGAGAGTCAAGACATTCTTTCTGCTGTTCCTCAGAAGGCATCTGGAACTCAGCGTCTACTTTATCATAAAGTTCCATAAAAACTTGCTTGGTTTCATCATCAAAACGATTCAGACACACTTGCATTGCTTTTGCTTTATCACCAAAGATTTCAAATGCCTTGACGATGTGAACCAAACGGCGAGTGCTGATAATCTCATCAATACCACCATCGTAGAAGGTCTTACGGATAATGTCTGCCCAGTCAGAAAGACGCTTGCAGAACTCAGCATCAGCACAGAGTTTGTTGAGAATCTTCTGCTCAATAGCAGGAGTTGGATACTCTTGCTCAAAAGTCACAGGGAAACGCTCAAGGAATGCCTCATTCAGAACATTGGTGCCGATGAAACGACCATCATCAGAACCCTTACCTTTGGTGTTTGCAGTAGCAATCACTTGGAAACCAGCAGCAGGTTTGATGAACTTACCAATCTTCTTCAGGAAGACACCTTTTCCTTCGAGAATTGATTGGAGGCAAAGAATCTTGTTGGAAGCAAGGTCAATCTCGTCAAGGAGCAAGATAGCTCCTCGTTGGAGTGCTTCAATGACTGGGCCATTGTGCCAGACGGTTGCACCATCAACAAGGCGGAAACCGCCAATAAGATCATCTTCATCAGTCTCAATAGTAATGTTTACACGGATGAGTTCTCGTCCGAGTTGGGCGCAAGCTTGCTCAACACCAAAAGTTTTGCCGTTGCCAGAGAGACCCGTAATGAACGTTGGATAGAATAGACGGGACGAAATAATTTTCTTAACATCACCGAAATTGCCAAACTTGACGAAGGTATCATCTTTTTGGGGGATAAGGTTTTGTTCCACAGACGGAAGTGCTGCAGGAGCATTATACGTCACTTCAAGTTCTTGAACTGCCTCTTTTGTTACTTTCAGGTTCCACTTGCCACGGCCAACTTTACAATCAGCAAGTTTACCAGTAACGGTCTGATACCCATGTCCGTTCATCACACACCAAGCACGAACATCACCAGAGGTCACAGTTTCACCGTAGAGTGCTTGAAGGGAAGTACGGATGTAGTCGGCAGAGAGTGCCATTGCTTTCTTTGTTTGAACTGAAGTTATTATAGATCAAAATCTAGGTCTTCAGACACTCGAACAGACGGTTCTTCTACTGGCACACCATCATGCTTCTTACGACAAACAGCACGGGCATAAGCCCGTGCCAAACTTGTTATTTCGGAGCAAGGTTTATCCCTCTCCCCACAATAAGGACAAGTTTCATACTTGTCCGAAATCTTAGACATTAGGCAATCAACTCCACGAACTCGCCCAGTATTTTCTTATTTAGTTTCTTGGACTTCAAGCTTTTCATGAAAGCATTCTTGACTTGTGCTTTTGTTGCATCATCCTTTACAAAGAAATCAGTTTCGTTTGAAAGTGCAGAACCAGAAATACCAAAATACTTTTCATAAGCACTAGAAGTGATAGAAATACACCTATCCTTCTTCCATCGCTTCATTGCATTATCATGATCATCTCCATAATAACCGCAGTGGCGACGAATAAAGGAACCACTATTTCCATCAAGAATACGAATACCAATAAAGTTCACACCAGGAACTTCATCCTTCAAATCCTCAATCAAGATGTCTGTGAACTCCCACCATGCTTCAGGAACCTTATAAGTGTTTCCAGTCTTACGATTGCGAAGATAGGTTCCAGTGCCCAACCTACGACATCCGATGTAAGGTTCAGAATAACCAGGATCAATCTGAACGTGCCGAACAAGATGACTTGATTCACCATCAGTCAAAATAACACAATTGACTTTCTGAAGTTTATTCTGATTTTTGAACTGAGGAATAATTTTATGAAGTGCAAGAATACTCTCATTCAGAGGTGTTCCAGAGAGACTCAGACGACCAGGAATAGAGTATTCGACCCAATACTTCATTGAGTAAGCACAACGCCAAATGTTCTTCATCTGTTCCTCAAGTTCTTTATTGGAAACATCAGAAGTAAAGAACTCCATCAAAGAGAATCGATTATCAACATTAAGAAGACCATCTTTTGGTTCATAATGAGGTTTCAATGATTGTGGGCGATCATTCTCATCATAAGTTACAACATTGAACTCATAAGTGAAAGCATACACACGGAATGGAATAGATACTTTTTTACAGAACCATACAAGATTGTAGAGTTGCTTCATAGTGTCCATCAGAACATTGGACATTGAACCAGACCAGTCCAGAACAAACACAAGACCGTGATTCTTACCGTCAGGAATAACTGTTACTTTCTTGAACAGGTCTTCATTGTATCGATAAGTGTGTAACTTAGTTGTATCGAGAACTCCAGTCCTACTAGTAGTAGCACGAGAATAAGCGTCTGCAGATTTACGGCACTCGAATTCTTTGACAAGATAATTTACCTCTTTGTTTGCTGACTTTTTATACTTTTGATACTCAGTATCAGGACGCTCAAACAATTTGGAAGCATCCATAGTTCCATGCTCCACAAGAATACCAAAGTGGTCTTTGATTAGATCATGAACTTCCTCATTGCTGTTTACGATTGTATCAAGACTCAAATCAGGTGCCTGAACATACTCATTGCTCAGTGAGTTGCTGATCAAATCTTTGAGTTTTTCATTCAGAACATCATCAGTTTTGACTTCAGGATCTGTCCCACCATAAGATTCATCTTCATCCAGTTCTTCACTCTCAGTTCCTTGAGTATCTGGAATAGGTTCTCCACTAGAAGTCTGAGGAACTTCAAATTCTGTTTGCTGTTCTTCTTCTTTTTTAGATTCTTCTTCTCCACCACCTTGCTCTTGCTGAGGAGTTTCTACATTAGAAACTTTCTCTTGCTTCTGTTCTTCTTGCTTTTTCTTACAATACTTGTAAAGAACTTCTGCTGCGTGTTGAGCATCATCAAAAGTTTCTGCGTCAGCAATCAGGTTGATGATTTCCATTTCTTCACCACCCTCAATGTGAATGTCGATGAAGGAACCTACTTTGAACCACAGGTTTGCACGGTCAGCAAGGTTCATTGAAGGAATGTCTTCATCACCAATACAAAAGAAATCATCATCTTGAAGTTCTTTATATCCACGATAAAAAGTCTTGGGAAGACCAGCATACTTACGCTTCATCAGTTTCTCAATGCGAGCATCCTCTACAACATTGATGAACTGCTGAGGAACTTTTACAGTCCAGTCTTCATTAGGAGTGAAGAGGGCGTGACCCACTTCGTGAGACACCAGCATGTCGTAAACATTATTGCTCGCTTTCTCCCACATAGGGAGCGTCAGGACGCGAGTATCTACATTGAATGAAGCAGTCTGTACTTTCTTGTTCTCAATAATCAGGTCCTCAGTCGCCAGCAACTTGGCGAGTTGACCTTTGATTTCTAGGTTGACCGTCATGGTTCTTTGTTTCGTATGGAACTATTATACAAAAGAACCCTGCTGGTTAGGCAGGGTCATGTGGCGGTTCTTAAAGTGTCTGAGTGCCTCTTTTCGTGCCCTCATTGCTTGTGGTTTGAGTTTTCGTTTCTGCTCCTTCTTGGAGTGATGTTTCCAGTTTGGGACTTGCATTGTTCTTTGGTGTATCAGGACATCATACGGGAGAATCCTTTGACTTTCTCGAACCTTATGACACTTTGGAATTTGTCCTCAAGTCCAGTCTTATGAGAAATCACAAATACATTAGCATCTTTAATCACAAATCGAATAATCTTTAAGAACTCATCAGTTCCATAACCATCCAATGAACTATCAAATACCTCATCAAGAATCAAAAGATTAGTACTAGTTGAGTTTTTAAACTTGGCAACTTCCCTCCAAGTAAAGAGAAGTGCCAAGTCGATTCTTTGTTTTTCTCCTTCGCTAAATGAACTGTAAGAAAAATCCTCGTGGATTGGTGTTTGAATTGTTTCGTTGAACTCCTCGTCCAGAGTAAAGTTGATGTAAAAATCCATCATCTGAAGATACTTATTGACCTGCTGATTAATCAGAGGAAGATACTTTTTGATGATCTTTGTTTTTACACCTCCGTCTTTTAGAAGACTGTAAATGTAATCGTAGTAAGTAATATTCTCTTTTTGTTTGTAGAAGTCCTCAGTTAATGATTGGAGGTCTTCTTTAAATTTTGCTAACTTGTCATGCTCAACACTTCGGTTTGCAAGGTCTTCGGCAGTTCTTTGAATTTCATTTTGTAAATCTCTGATCTGTCGATGTATTGATGTAATCCGAGAATTGTTTTTAGAAATACCATTCGTTAAGTTAGAAACATCCTTGGAAATCTGAAGGAAATGATCTTCTCTGATTTCTTCATCACGAATTGCCTGCTCAAGTTCTTTATAAGCATTTTGCAGTTCTTTTGCCTTTGATTTGGCTTCACTAATTTTATTTAACCTAAACTCTTCTTCTAGGTCTTGGGTGCAGGTGGGGCATACCGTATTTTCCTTAAAGAAACTATGCTCTTCAGTAATCGTCGCTACCTTCTGAGTCATCTTTCCTTTAAGGTTTCCTAACTTACGAAGTTTTTCTTTTGCTCCTTTGTAAGATTCTAGTTTCTTATTCAGGTCTTCAATCTCAGAACCAAGATTTTCTACTTCTTCTCCGAGAGAAGTTTCCTCATCACAAAGTTCATCAATCTTATCTTCCTTATCCTTTATTGATTCCTTTCCCCTCTTTTCAATGTCCTCAATAAAGTTCTCCTGCATCTCAATCTTATCAGAAAGAGATTCTTTTTTAAGGTCAAGATTCTTAACTTGCTCTTTCAGAAAACGAATTTTATCTTTAACAATAGATGTCATTGAAGAAAAGATTTTGATGTCAAGTAAGTCTTCAATAACTTCTCTACGACTTGCAGCAGTCAACTGCATAAAAGGAACAAAGTTACTACTACCAAGAATCACAACCTGAGTGAATGACTTATAGTTCATCTTAAGAACATTTTGCTCAAGCCATTTCTGCTGATCAATCGAAGATGCTTCTTGGTTTAATACCTCTCCATTCTTATGAATTTCAAAGACTGTTGGTTTAATTCCTCTACGAACTTTCCAGTCAATAGTTCCAATAGAAAAATCAATTTCAACCAAACAATCTTTTTCGTTTGTGGAGTTAATCAGTTGTGGTTTATTGATTCCACGAAAAGATTTACCAAACAAAGAAAAAGTTAGTGCGTCAAGAACAGTACTCTTTCCTGCTCCATTCGTACCAACAATTAATGTAGTATTTGATTTATCAAACTCAATCTCATTAAACTGATTTCCAGTGGATAAAAAGTTTTTAAATTTAATTTTCTTAAACAGTATCATTTTCAGTAGGAGGTATCACAATATCATTAGAATCAAAAACTATGTAACTATGCCCGTGCATTTCACATACTTGTAAGATTAACTCTTTATCAACTTCAACTACGTTCATCTCTGGACTACCAGAATTTTCCAGCATCATAGCAAAACGTGTTGCATCATCTTCTTCTTCAAAGATGTAAAGAATTTGTTCCCCAAATTCATTTCTTACAGAATAAGCACCTTCCTCCTCTCTTCCGTCAATTGTGATTATAAACATTAGAACACTTCGCAAGACTCCTGATAAACTTCCTGAATCATTTTCTTTAGGACTGATTTGTCCAATTCATTTTCTGATTCGGTAATGTATCTATTCAAGATAGAAAGCGTGTTCTCAGACTCAATGTCTTCAGTCGTCTTTTCATCTTCTACTACCTGGAAGTTTTCTACAATTTTAACTTCAGCAGGATTTTGGGAATAGATGTACTCTAAGTATTTTTCAAACTTGAGATGATTTTTCTTTTCTCTAACAACAACCTTTACGATTTTATTCTCAAAGTCTTGTTCTTCATCCAAGTCATCTTCAACATAATTGACTAGTTTGAAAATGCTGTAGGGATTGTTTATTGGAAAATGTTCCAGAGTTTCTGTATCAAAGATGGTGAATCCTCTCCGATCACCGACATCTGACCAGAACATTTCGTATGGATTTCCCAAGTAGTATATCCGTCCATCATCCGATCGAGTGTGATAGTGACCGCTGAAGACCTTGGTGAACTTTGAATATAACTTGCCATCATGACCATGGTCCATGACGATTTGTTTATTAACTCTAAATCCGTTGAGTTCAAGGTGCCCCATCGCGACTTTGCAAGTCGTACCTTTAATAAGTTTATAAGATTCTGTCTCATTGTTTTCATTAATCCAAGGTAAAAATAGTATATCTAGTCCTCCAATCTTGACCTCTGTTGGGGAAGAGTAAGTCTTAATGTTGGAATAAGAGTTAAGAAGCAGTTCAGGAGAGTTGACTTGACTGGTATTCTTGTAGTAAGTATCATGATTACCAATCATCATGTGAACCTTGTACTTAGACAAAGGGTCAAAGACAACTCTTTTTGCCCATTCTAAACTTGCATAATCAATGGTTTTGCGAGCATCAAATGCATCACCCATGTGGATGACTGTATCTATCCCGTACTGTTCCAGCGTCGGGAAAAAGACAGTTCTATAAAAGTTCTCAAAGTATTCTTCAAATACCTTAGAACCTTTCTTAAACCCATAATGAGTGTCGGTGATAATCGCGACTTTCATTCAATAACGAAGTTTGATGTGAACGTTTTCCTTAATACTATTATAATCTGAATAGTTGGATCCGTCAATAGTATTGTCGTCACAGAAGACTTCACTAAATCCAGTCTTTTCAAGAATTTTATTTTTGATTTCCAATTGTCTCTTTTCTTTTGCAATTCTTCTCAGAAAAGCATAAGTAATAACTTGGGTAAAATATGCAAATGGATTAGATGATTTCTCTGGATTGAAGTTCAATACACACTGAATGCAGTTTTCAATTCCATCAGAAACCATTTCATCAATGAAGATGTAATTGATAAAATTTGTTTTGTATGATAAGTGAGTTGCCATCTTAATAAAGCAATCACCAATGTATCTTGGTATTTGGGGTTTATTGGGACTTTTCCATTTCCTCAATTCCTCATTTGTAATCTCTGGATTTTCTTTGACTGCTTCTGCCATTACAACTCTTCTGTACTCAATCAGTGCAGCAAGAAACTCTTTGTTGTTTACATAATGTTCCGACTTTTTTCTCTTAGGCATTGTTCCAACAGTAATCATAAAATGTACTAATCTAACTATGTAGACATTATACCATTTCACCTATCAATAATCAATAGTTGACAATACCTTTTGTTTCTGTGTATAATCTCTTTGTCAGGTTTGAAGAAACAGCTTTAGCTATTATTATAGAGTTTCTCTAGAGACTTCTTAGCATCATTAACATTAGATAGATAACCCATCTTTCTAGATGCAGTCTTTTTCATCTTCATTGATCCATCACCAATATAATTATTAAATTGTTCATACATTGAAATCATTTCTAAATCTGTATTTTCAGATAGAGATAAGACATCATCAGTATCAATAATAAAAAGAGAATTTTTAGTAGTCTTTAACCAAGGTTCTACTTTGTAACCACTTAGTCCTCTTCTATTTTTTAATTCAGTAATGGTGATAGGAGAACTCAAAAGTAACATGGTCTTATCTTCATCTTTTGAAGCCATTACTTTTGCAAAGATTTCTTCTCCAGTTTTAAGTTTGACTGTCGAATAAAAATCTTCTTCTAATGGTTTTCCACTAAAGAGAACTGTTTCTGTAACTGGTTCTTTTTTTTCTTCTTTCTTTCTGAAGAACTTACTGAATAAGTTTTTTATTTGCTTCATGCTTTTATGTTGATAGGGATTATCTCATAGTTAAAGTTTTCTTCATTGTAGATTTTAATTCTTTCTATGAAATGATTTAAGGTATAATTTTTTCTCGAATTATAAGTACAATCATCAGCAATATCATAAAGAACTGCTTTGGTTTTATTTTTTCCTTTTCTCAGTACTCTACCGATTGATTGTAAATTACGAATACGTGATTTGCTTGGAGAAGCAAAAACTACATTGTGAAGGTTCTTAATGTTAATTCCTGTTGAGAAGACTCCATAAGAAGCAATAATAATAGCGTTATTTTCTCTTTCAGTAATCTCTCTTATTTTTTCTCTTTCAACAGTATCTACACCACCATGAACAAAGAAAACTTTTCTATTGTCTTGGGCAGAATTATTTATCAGTTCAAATAAAGGCACACCATGTCCTTCTATTCGTGCAAACAGTACAAGAGTATTTCCATTCAGATCTAATACAAGATTACGAATAAACTTATTTCGTTTTTCATTTCCTATAATAAACTGAACCTCATCTTCAAAGGTTTCAAACTTCTGAGGTTTGTGTTTGAGAGCAAGACATCGAATGTCTAATGTAGAAATGTGTCCTTTATCCATCAACTCTTTAGTTCTGGTTACTTTGTATGATGGACCAAACACTCCCTCTAAGACCCATTTATGCGTCTGTGTGCCGTCTAAAGTACCTGTGAACCCAAATCTATACTTACATGAATGTAACTTGTTCATTATGCTTATTAGAGACTTACTTTTAAATAAATGTGCCTCATCACCAATAACTACTTCATAGTCATTGAAGAATTGTTTCTCTAACT